GATTCCTGTCTGACTGCCACCATGTACCTTTGGTTCTCCATAAAGAGGAACAAAAGCACTATCATACTTTTCATACCCAGCTATGCGGGTATAGCCCCCTTCAATGGAAGGCTCAAAGTTCCGCAAAACTCTTGCTGAACCCGGAAGCTTAATGCCTTGTTGTAAAGGTGACAAATCACTAACTAGCCCACCCCTAAAATCAAAAGCATACGTTGACCAACGGTCAGGCATTAGGCAATCCTGTAAACATAGGAAACTCTAGGCGCTGTTTCAATCATTGTAGAAGTTATATAGTCATACTGATTGATCAAGATGGTACGCATACTCTTTACGCCCTCTTTAAACTTCTCTTTCATAACAACAGCATCTTGCGTGTTTCCACGAAACAGATAAGCATAATACATTGCACCATCAATAATTACATGACGATACGCCTCTGGAACAACAGGTACATCACTCTGCAATGCTAGTGCTGTATTAGATTTATAGTATTCGTAAGTTAATGTATATGCCTGATCAGGCGAAGGACTCACCCCAAAATAAAGATCAGGTGAACGGAATACATAAATGGGAACAGTTCTTATTCCAGTGCTAGTATTATATTCTTGATCAACAAATCTTTTTAAATAGTCATCATATGTAATTTTTTGTAGTTTAGTTGTAGCTACACTTAATGCACTACTAAACTGAATTCGAAAGCTCTCCATGTCTGGAGACTTGCAATTGGCGGGAAGAGCATAGCGAGTTGTTCCAGCTACTAGTGTTACGTTTTGACTTGTAAAATTAAAAGGCCACTCAAACTGTTGCTGATCAATGTCTTGAAGAGCCGCATTGACTGCATCTTTAGCGTGACCATAAAATCCACCAGCAGCTGCAAAGTTAGTTGACGTTAACTCAACTTCATTAAGTCTCCTGTTAACATCATTAACTAAACCTAAAAAGTCATACGCCATTATTATTCCTTAGAATTGGTGCGCTTCTAGTACAGTGGTGTCCTGTAATAATTGGTAATCTTCTTTTGTCTTAATCTCATACGCATCTATGCTCTTATACTTTTTATCTAGTGCGTAGTGGTATCTGTTGTTCCCTATTACTACTCGCCAAGGAACATTTAAAAATTCTATTTGTGCTTTTATGAGGGTATCTAAATCCCCACCATCTTTTAACGCTTCTTCTTTACATACTAAAATGGGATGCAACATCCCACGTTTGTCTATTGAATCAAATAAAGCTGCAATCCACTTTTGTTCTGGTTCAATTCCGTATGTGTTTTTAGTATCAGACAGTTTTACTTTTATCAGTCTGTCTGGGAAATGAATTTGATTTGCTTTTAAATGCATAAATATAAAACGGGGCAGCACCCTTGTGAGGTACCGCCCCTTACAACTTACCTATTAAGCAAGCTGATCACGATCTACTTCAGCAGCAGTTTCTGCAACGCCATCAACATCGACAACGATTGCATAAACACGCAGTACACCAGCAGTTACGTTAGCAGCAGCACAGATCAATTTGACATCGATTGTGTCTGTTGTTGTAACCAACTGAGTGAAAGTGGATTGTGCTGTATTGTTAGCACCGCCGTTTGAACCGGCAGCTAGATAGCCTGTTGAAGCAACAGACTGTCCGTCAACAATATCATCACCAGCAGCAAAGTCAATATCGACTGTAGGCGTAGTTCCGTCAAAAGCTGTTAGAACTTCTGCACCAGCAGCAACGATAAAGGTGCCAGCAGGGATTTCAAGAACCTGAAAAACATCGCCGTTTGTACAGGTGTAGCTTGCAATCTTGCTGATATCTAATGTTGCCTCAACCATGTATGCTTGCTTGCGTACATCAGGTAAAGCAGCAATGCTGTCAGCAGCTGTAGAAGACTTGGTAGAACCAAGGGTTAGGTCAAATGTAGCCATTTATGTTTCTCCTTAAGCCACGTTGTAACGAGCAAGGGTAATTGCCTCAGGACGCAAAATCTTGCGACCATAGAGGTGCATACCACGCACAATATCAGCGAAGCTATCAGGATCACGATAGCTCTCTGTCTTAGTAATCTGCTGGGCAGTTGCTACAGCAGCGTTAGTACCAGCAACAATGATACCGAAGTTCGAAGACTGGTTTGCTGTGCCTGTTGTTCCCGGGCCTGTACCAATCTTGGGCAGGTTGTTAGAAACATAGACTTTGAAACCATGCAGGTTGTTGAGAACCAAACCGTTCAACAGGCCCGATCCACCGAAATCTGCATTCAATACACGGCTGTCCTCATCCTTAAGAACTTCAAGGAATACTGGATCGATAACGAGCCAGCGACCTGCTGTATCAACAAACTGTGTATCCAACAGACGACCCATACGAGCAATGATAGCAAGCGGGGAAACTGTTGCGCCAGACGCTGCTGTTGCACCGGGGAAACGTGGAGCAATAGGAATCGAATGGGCTGTCGTAGCACCAGTTGTTGTGATGTTACCAAAGCTGGCTTTGCCAAGCTTCATCGAAGTCAACAACTCATCTGAACCTGCTGTAGAAACAGCTTTTGTTCCGGGAGCAGTTGTACGTGCTGTGCCTGCGTTTGTGTTTTTGGATGACTGCTCAAAGCCGCAGAGATAGCCAAGAACGTCTTGATCATACTGGTCACGCAAGCGATAAGCTGCACGATCAGATGCCATGGACATGAAGTTTACATGTGAGTGAGCAGCTTCGATATCGTCAAGCTTAAATGCAAAGTAGTTAGCTTGATCGACAACAAGCGTGAAGTCCTCGTCATCAAGGTCTTGTGCTGTGATCTGTGTGCCACGAGCGTAGTCCTTAACAGTAACTTCTGGCTCTTTGATAATCTTAACGCTATCACCAAAGCTAGCGATCTCGCCAAAGTAGTCAGAGTTTGTGATTGCTTCAACAGTGGAAGCCTTGCGGAATGCAAGTTGTACGGATTTGGAATAGATAACTGGGGAAAAGTTACCATTCGGCAGGTTACCGTAACCAGCGGCGGTTTTAAATGCCATGATTATGTCCTCCTAGTAGACAATGAAAAAGTAAAGTAATTTAAGTTCACCCCATGTGAACCAAATTAATACGCTTAAACACTACCACCAGAGGCTGACATCGTTAGGTGCGTTATAGTAGAAGGTGCCCCCTCTTATATAACGGGCTGACAATTGTTCAGGTATATCCGTGTTCGTTGTTTTGCGCTACAAGTTTTGTATTGTTCTGGTTGGCTGTTGGCAGCGGCAGAAGATACAAAGAAAAAGGGCTATCTGAAAATCAGAAGGGGGTTACCCGTTCACCCTAAAACAGCAAAAGTACATTCGTGTACCCAGAGTTATACTGACTTTTCTGGGTTTGTCAAGTTTTTACCGTGCTCCACCTGACAAATCATAAACAAATTTACCAGATTTAATTGCAGCTTCAATCTCTGGCAGTAAAGCTTCGTATTGCTGGGCAGACATCCTCTCCACCTGAGACTCCCGGAATACTCCGGTTTCTTCGCTTTCAGGGGCAGAAGCACGGGAGGTACGGACACTTGTTGCTGCATCCTTTTCCTCTGACCTCTTAACCTTTTTGCTAGTAGCCAGTCCCATGTCAGCCTTATACAGATCAATTGCCCGTGCTGCTGAAATAGCATCCGTTTCATTGTCGTACAAAGCCTGCTGAACCCACTTGGGCTGTGCCTCTACCCACTCATGGAATTCATCTTTCTCACGGATCTTATCAAAGTCTGGGTGTAGGCGCATAAGTTCTGCCTCTGCCCGTTCTTTCAAAGTCTGTGCCTGCAACTCGTCTAGCTTTTTAAATCTTTCTTCTAAGCCAATAGACTGCTCTTTAGCTTTTTTGATTGCAATTGTTTCTACAATCTTAGCTACGTCTGGGTACTGCTTAGCCCATTCGTTTAATTCTGCTTCGCTTTTAGGAAGCTTAATCTGCTCTTTAGTGCTCTTTTCTAGTTGGGCTTTAAGCGTATCAATCTGGCTTTGTAGATCTGTTTGTAGCTTTTGACTGTGCCTACGAAGATCTCCGTACCGTTTCTTAAAACTCTTCTCTTCTGCAGAGGTTGGTTCTTCATCCATCTCACTAGTTTCTTCAGAAGGTTTCTCTTCTACATCTGCCTTCTTTAAAGACTCTAGTTCCTTCTCCTCTTTTGCAATGCGCTCATCTAGAATAGACCGCTTAGCAAAACCCGTAGTTTTAATAAGCTCAACCTTGGGTGTATTATCAACAACAATTGCTTCACTCATAACTTCTCCTTGGGGCTAACAGTGGTATAACTTTCGCTATAGGTATTAGGTAGCCATTACAAATAAGGGATTTACTTCTTCTTAGCCGCCAGTCCCTTGCTGGTTGTCGGCTTCTTTTTCTTCTTAGCTGCTAATCCTTGTTTTAAGACTGCGTTGGTTTGCTTTGGTACTTTTCTATTTTTTCTTTCAATGAAGCCACCACGGTAGTCACCATCGCCTCCACCGTCCCCACCTCCACCATCTCCTCCACCGTCCCCACCTCCACCATCGCCTCCACCATCTCCACCTGCACCACCATCAGAACCGGCACCGCCATCAGAACCGGCACCTCCGTCAGAGCCTGCCCCACCATCGGAACCAGCCCCGCCATCTGATCCTGCTCCACCGTCAGAGCCTGCTCCACCATCACTTCCAGCACCACCATCAGAGCCTGCTCCATCTCCGTCAGCACCATCAGCACCATCTGCTCCATCTGCTCCATCTGCTCCATCAGCAGCAGCAGAGGCAGCATCAGCGGCATCGGCAGCAGCGGCAGCAGCATCGTCAGCAGCTTGACCAGCGGCAGCAGCAGCTTCACCTGCAGCATTATCAGAAGCAGCACTATCAGCAGCATCGTCAGCAGCTTGCTGGGCAGCTTGATCGGCAGCTACACTTGCAGCTTGATCTGCAGCATCATCGGCAGCTTGCTGGGAAGCTTGAGCAGCAGCATCAGCAGCAGCCTGATCTGCCTCAGATACAGGAGTTGTACTAATGCTTGGCATGCTAGCATCTACGTTTTGCTCTGCTTGTGCAGTAAGACCTGCAGTATCTACACCAAACGCAGCCATATCTGCGGCAGCAATGCTTGCAGGCGTAGAAAAGCTAGTAACATTACCATCTTCATCTGTAACCGTACTAATCCCGGGAACTGAAGCAGCAGTTTGCATTGCACCAAAAGATGCTGCTATAGCATCTATTTGCTGGTCTGTTATCCCTTTTCCTATTGCACCCGCCACCGCTTTTGCAATAGCACCAACCACTCCTATTGTAGGTGCTTTTTCTGCAATGTTCATTAAACCAAGACCAATGCTTTGTGCTGTACTACTAATTCCTTGTCCAGTAGTTGTACCCCCAGACGTTGGACTGCTACCACCATCTCCACTACCAACTCCGGGAATAACAGGTGCTGTTGGTGCTTTAGGTGCTTGTGTTGCGTCTGTTTCGGTTCCGGGAGTTGTTGGCGTAGTTGGAGATGTAGGCGTTGTAGGTGCAGTTGTTGAGCCTGTAAACTCTGTATACCCAGAAGGAATTGGTAATTGAGGAACACCATTTAAAAATGGAATGAAAGTAGTCTGCCCTTGAGGACCAACGTACTTTTTCATTTCATACTGAGGTGCAGTTACAACACCACCAGTAGCGTACTCCCTTTCCTCTTCCTCTACACCACTAACAATTTCATCAATCTCAGATTCAAACTCAGCATCATCTTCCATTGTTGCTTCGTCTGCATTGCTCATCTGTCCCATTGCGTCCATCTTAGCTAAACCTTGCTTAGCTTCCTGACGCAACTTCATCAAACGATCAAGGCCGATATAACGAACAACATCAGCAGGAAATATAAATTCTCCTTCGCTGATCTTTGCAGGAATATCATCACGGACTTCTTCTTTCAAAGAGCCTGTAGGAACTTCATTACCAGAGATAGGATCTACAGAGCCACCTTCCTGTAGCATTCCACCTTCAGCAAGCATTCCACCTTTTGCAAATCCCGGAGGCATCTTTGTCTGACTGTTATAAATAACAGGAGCAGGAGGCTCTGGCATAGAAGGCATTACAGCAGATGTCTCAGGTGCTGTAGTCTGCTGTGCGCTATCTGGTTGAAACGGGTTATTGTTTTTCTGCATTGACTTGTTCTCTTAATTGTTTAAGCTTTCTTAGAGCTTGGATTGCACCTTGTGCTTGATGGATTTCAACCATGTCAACAGCTTGTTCAAGCTTTCTTTGATAAAGCAGAATATTTGATTCAAGTAATTCATTAAATGCTCCCCATTGTTTAGGTGTATTTACAAGAACTTTTAAACTACTTAAGTACTGTTTGTTTTCCATTTACTGTATTGGAGGTTGTTGTTGTGTTTGTGCTGCACTAAAGCCCTGCTCTCCCGGAGTTGGAGCCTGCCCTACGCCAATGTTTCCACCGCCAGTGCCTGCTGTATCTGAAGGCCCGGGAACTCCTTGCTGCTGTGGAGGAACTCCTGCAGGAACAGGAGGTTGGTTCTGCTGAATTAGTGCTGCTTGTCTTGCTGCTTCTTCAATGCTGTTAGTTACTTTGTCTGGATCAAGGTCCATTGACTTAGCAATCTCTCTAATGATATACGTGTACTTAGCAAACGGAGCAAGCGTAGGATTGTTTACAATCTGCAAGAACTGCATTAAGCGTTGGCTGCGTACTTCATTAGCCATTAAGCTTTCTGTACCACGTGCCTTAACTTCTAAGTCGCCTTTGATTTCTTTATCAAAGTCAAACTGCATGTTGAAACTAAAGAAAGCTTCTCCAAGAGGACGTAGCAAATAGTCATCGATATTCTTGATAACAGTCTTAATGCCACCAGCAGCAGCATTCATTAGCATGCTGATACCTGATGCAGTACGTCCTACACCAGTTACACCTGTTTGACCATGCGAGAAAGAAGGCAGGCCAGTAGATTCATCTGCTAATACTCGTGCCTTATCAAATAGCTGTAGGTTTTCTTGAGATACGTTAGGAAACTTGGTACCAAAGATAGCTTGTCCCGGAGCACCGCCCTGCCTACGAAATACCTTGCCCGGGAAAATAGACATGTCTTGTCCCGGCACTAAGTTTGTTTCATCTACTTCAAACACTAAGTTGCCAGATAGAACAGCATTATCGACTGCCATCCGCATGAAACCATTCATCAACGTCTGTGTGTCATCCATGTTCTCAGCAACACCTACACCAAACATAGAGTATGGATTGAGTTCGTATGGAACTACATAGTACGGAATCTTTGTGGGTTTAAATGGATTGAGAACCAAACGAATGATCCTGCCATTGCAAAGCCAGATATTAGCTTGCAACTGATCCATGTCTTTAAACTCTGTAGGCATTTGAACATTGTTGTCTTCTAACATCTCACGATCAACAATGCCCCAATACTCCAGCACTTCAAAACGATTTACGCCGGTATCGGTTTGATAGTCGCTTAGATCATCCTCCCAATACTTCTTAACATAGTTCTCTCCCATGTCAATGACATCTTCGATGACATTAGCACGGAACATTGGGCGCTTCTTCAGTGTACGCAACTGACTACGGCTAAGCTTGTGTCTCTCAATAAAGAATTGAGATTCATCCATGTTGATTGCATCTGGATCTGTGTAAGCATTCCAAACACTTACATGTGAAGACTGTGGTACAGTTTTAATTGTTGGATCGTAGTTGCCTTCATCGTCCCAGTTTGCGTACTCTTTATCTACAGCAAACGGACCTTTCATGATACCGGTACCAAATAAAGCCAATTCAAATGCAGCAGAACGCAACTGCTTTGTGGCATTGCTTTCTTCTAACTGGTCATGAATCTTTTTCTCCATCTTCTTAGCAGCAACCATAGCTGGGCTATACGTCACTGCAGATGGAGCTACTCCCGGACCTTCGTTTAAATTTTGAATACCAGACAACTCGTCTGTCAAAGGACCAAGTCTGTCTACTAGATCTTTGTAAGTTGCTCCCGGGGGAAGATCTTTTCCATCACCACGATACCCGTAAGGAGAAAAGTTGGGAGCAGCCTCTCTAACTCTTTTTTCGTTAAGGTCAAAGTGAACATCTTCCACTACGCCTTCAGGTAGAACGGTAGGTTCTACGCTTAGTGGGAAACTGTTGTTAGCAAAAAGGACATCAATGATTTGTCCGTAAGCAGCTAGTACTTTTGTCTTGGTTACCTTAACAAATACTCTGCTCTTTTCTGCTTCAGTAAACTGAACATCAGGTCCGTATAAACCCCGGTAGTTTCTGTAAGCTCTAATCCAACGGTCTTCATCAAACCGTCTAGCAGTTTCAGACTTATTGAATAAATCTAAGACATGATTAACCAAAGGAGAAACAATTAAACTTTCCTTTGAAGCATCAGATACGTCTTTAAGACTCCCGGCTGTATCTTCCATGTTGTTTTCTTTTGCCATTATCTAAGTCAATACCCCATAGTAGGATCGGCTGGTACAAACTGAGAAGGTCTTGATTTAGCTGGGTCATAGTCCCAAATACTAAATCGAGGTCTACTCATAACGCCATATCGTAAAGCATCGTACAAGTGATCAAAAGTTACCTTAGTGTCAATGTCTTCAGGATTACTTTTGTCTAGCGGTAAAATAGGTAGTTGAGCTATGAGATTTGTGCAATTGCTCATGATCACCAAACGTGGTTCTTCCGTAAACTCATCTACCTGTAATCTTCTATGTATTTCATTTTTGCCTGCCACACGAGAACCGGCAGATCTATCTGAGGGTCTCCACCTACATCCCTCTTTAATCATTTGCTCTGCTAGTGAAGGGCCAGTATCTCCCCTTTTGTGCCAGCAGCTTGAGTCGAGAACGCCATACCGAATCTGTCCATCGTTTTGCTCAAGTTCCATTACCATTTTTGCTAAGTCTTTTGCTAAGACTTTACTTACATACAACTCCCTGTAAACAATAATCTGTTCTGAAGGGCTTACAGCAAACCACAATACAGCAGAAAAAGAACCATACCCATAGTCGCATGCTCTAAACTTAACCCAGTTACGTGGTATATCCGTGGGTTCGATAACATGTATCGATCTATTAAACTCTGCAAACGCTGCCCCTTCAGATACATCCCAGTTCCCTTCTAACAGTTGTTTACGTTGATGCTCAGGTAATGATAAGAGCATCGTTTCATAATCCCCCTGCTCAGCAAGGTAAGGATTATCTACTAGCATCGCAGGTATAAACCTACGCCTAAACAAAGGCTGACCTGCTTTACTGTGTCCTGCAGGATACGTCAGCGTCTGTGCAGTATCTATGTCTGTAGCCCAGAATGCTTTGTTGGGAGCAGAAGGATCAATAAACATCTTCTTAACCCACGCATGTCCGGGACCACCCGGGTTTGTTGTAGCTCTCATGTACACCGGAAGATCTGGTGCTGTGCTACGTAGACGAGACCGCATGTAGTTCCATGCAAACGGAGTACTCCACTGCGTCAACTCGTCAAACCCTACCCAACTAAATGCTAGACCCTGATACCGCAGTACATCTTCATCTCTATCCAGATACGAGAACCACAACCTTGCACCACTTGGTGCTATCCACTGCATCTTTCTTTCTGACCATTTGATGCCCGGGTAAATCTTCGGGTACATCTCTTGGCTTTTCCAAATCAGTTCTCGTAACTCTTCCGTGGTATGTCGCAATAACAATCCACTGAACTGTGGGTGTTGCATGTAACGCAATGGATCTGCAAGCATGGCATAACTCTTACCACCACCTGCTGCCCCACCATAAAGTACTTCACGTTCATTTGCTGCTAAGAAGGATGTCTGTGGTCCCGGGTTCGGCTTGAAGATTATGTTCTGCTCTTCCAGCGTTACTGCAGTGTTCACATCTACATCCGCATAACTTGTAAACTCGTCTTGTTCCATCAGGATCGGTTGTGAGGTTGACGAAGGTTCTGTCTCGCTCTCCCCAATCCTCTGCTCCGATTTGTTGGAGGACGCTTTGTTTTTTTGCCCCCGGTTTCTTTTCGTACCTCTCAGCGAGGAGGATCGCTTTCTTGTACCTTCTGGCCCAAGATCTGAGGGTGGATGCTTTCGTTTTATTGTACTGCTCATACCTCAGCCTTTGTAATAATCCTTTGTGCGATATCGATCTTCCTGTTAGTTTTGTTAACCACGCAGCTACTTGTCTAGACGTATGCTTCTTTAAATGCTTTCTAGCCTTCTCTAATGCTGCTAACTCTGCCGGTATCGGTTCATACACATCTGGATTATCTTCACATTCACGATAACCAAATGGAGGCTTAAGAGATCTATTGCTTCTTAGGTTTGGTATCTGAATCCAGTTATTCTTTTTTACTGCATCTACTGGTTGTGGCAGTAGCCACCTACCAATACTACTCCTCATCCTTATCTTTATCCTTAGGAGGAAGAATCATCAATCCGTTTGTTGCCTCTACCTGAACCTTCTCTGTCTTGACCAGACCAGTACGATCAAGGATCTCACGAGCAGCATTCATTTTTTCTTTAATGCCCAACTCAGTTGGATCAAGAATTGCACCAGCCATAGCCACAGCAGCACGAGGAGCGTTACGAGCCAGATACAGGTTTGTACGCTCAAGTACTTCATCTTTAATCGCAGATATGATGTCCACTGTAGGCGTATTGTCTGAATAGCCAGCCAGCTTTTTTGCAGTAACCGCATCGCCGTTAGCCTCCTCAAATAATACGTCTAAGAATTTCTTTTGACGGTCTGTTAAATTACGTGCCATTTGCTTCCCTTATTGAGCTTTCTCTATTGCAACGATATCCTATTTTGCTTGGTATGTTTTTCTCTTTTAGATAGTTAGCCATGAATATTGCTTTTTGTTCTCCATACTTTTTGCATTCTTGTTCTACTTCAAAGTATTTTGGAGTAACGTCTACAACTTCCTCACAGGGTTGAGTTGCAATGCATACCATCCACATAGCAACCCACATCATTCAGCTTTTTCTATTTCAACGGTAAAACGAACAAACAGTATATCAATGACAATATAATGTATATCATCCACGCATACATGTTCAAATCCTAACATACATCCTGTTATTAAATACATCGATAGGTTTATGCTCATTTACTTTTTATTAACCTTTTTGCAGTGGTATGAAATACTCATATGCTTTAATTGTGACTGTGATGTCATCCGTCACGCTAGCCAAACCACGCAACTTATCCGACTTCTTTAACCACAACCCATCTGTAACTTGCAAGATAGAATGTGGTGGTACTTTAACAAGTTCAGCAAGCGTATAGAACGTAGTATTTTCTGCATCATACCAGTCCAAAGAAAATTCTCTTGATGCGCTACTTGCATTTGATACAAAGATACTAGCTACTTCTGTTTCGTAGTTTAACGGCACTACGTAGATATCTGTATTACTTGCTGTTAGTACCTTGCTAACTGTTCTATTTTTTGTAGACATTGTCGGAGTATTTCTTTCAGTCAAGTATTGTTACTGAGTTAGATCAAAGAAAGATAAAGATCCAACTGCATCACCTGTTGTAGCTCCAGAAACTGTCCGAATTGCTACCGTATAAATATCACTAACTCCAGCAATTGTAGCACCCAACTGCAAATCAAAATTATAAGCATTGGAAAAACTTGTGCCGCCTGTTCCTCCTGCAGTATTAGATGCTAGGAAGTCTGTCTGAGCAATGGTTCCGCCCGTCATGGCAGTAGCTGCTACATCAAACTCCACATTAGAATTAGAAGGCACAGTAGCTGCCCAAGTTGCACTTGTCAGAGTGGGATTTTTTACTAACGCTATCTCATAGTTCTGACTGGTTGTAGGTAAAATCTGAACTCTGTTTGGTATTACTATAGCTCCTGTTCTTCCAGAAGCTAAACGGATAGACACCACTGGTAAAAAAGTAGTTCCAATAGTTGTTAAAACTGTAGTGCGCCTTGCAACGTGATCAATAGATGTCTGTTCAAATCCACCTTCAGAAACTACAGAGCAACAGATTGCTTTCATCGAAGCAGCTACGGCTGCTGTAGTTGTCACTATCTCATACCGTATAGGCAAAATAGCGGTGGTCATGTAGACACTTGCAATCTCGTTAGCATTAGTGAAGGTATGGCAAACAATGTACCGCCCATCAATAATGAAACCACAGCGTACAGATCCAACACCTAACCACTCAAAGTCCATCCACAGAATCTGTGCCTTAGTAGCATCAAGGGTATATCCAGATTCCCCTGTCCCGTCTAACTTGTCTCCGTTCCAAGAACTCTGATTAACTGTGCGAGTATCGCTAGGAGTACCGGCAGTTGGAGTAGAATTTGAACGAAGTACAAATGAATTAGTAGATCCAGTACGTTTAAAAAATACTCCATTTTGAGTATTGTAGTATCCAACTTGTTGAGTCAGATTGGCACTAGTGCTGCTGTCCATCACAAAAGTTGCTAGTACCAATAGACCCTTTCCCGGCTGATACGGGAATGAACGATAGGACTGCCTTATAACAGAGCCAACTCCAGCCCCGGTAACTTCCAGTTTAACAGCAGCCTCATTAGACAGAAACGAAGAGGTGCCTGTACCTGTAGTAGAAATTTCAAACTGGTTATCGGCAGCGTATCTGTTCTGACTGTCAAACAAAGTAAAAGGTTCAGATACACGCACCCTACCAAACGCATCTACGTTAGTGCCGTTTATGACTGCGTAGCTTGGATTCTCTCTCGTCCCTATCGGGGGATAATATGTAATGCTCACTAGTTAGTCTCTAAACTTCTTTACTTTTTTTGCAATGTCTTTAGGCTGACTCACAAACTGCTTTCCTGCTTTTGTTCCTTCACGCTTGGCTTTGGTTGTGGCGGCGTACTCAGAAGAAGACAAAGCTTTGATTGCTTTTTTAGGAAGGTATCGTTCCCCAGTCTCTCCTGAAGGCTTACCGGACTTAGTAGTCCACTCTTGCTTGGTCCACTTAGATAGGGACTTTTGTGCCTTTGTCTTTTCTCCTGTGTACCCACCGCCTTTATCCTTATATATCTTTCCTGCTAACTGCATAGCTCTTGCTGAGTGCTTGCCACCCATCTTAGCCTTGGCTTCTGCCTTAGCTTTCTCCCAGAGCTTTTCGTTGGTACGTGCCATTACTTCTTTTTCTTTACCTTAGACTTGCCTGCCTCAGATAGGGCAATTGCTATTGCCTGCTTTTTACTGGTCACTTTTTGACCACTTGAGGATTTAAGTTTACTTTCCTTAAACTCGCCCATGACTTTGCTGATCTTCTTTTCAACCTTAGTCTTCTTAGCCATGCCCCCATCTTTCATGTAACCCATTTTGTTACGTACATCTTCTGGGAGTTTAGATAACCCGGGATTCTTTCCCTGATCGACTGCCTTTAGCCCGGGCATATTATTTCTTCACTTTCTTCTTGGCACCTGCGTACTTGGTGGCTGTACTCTTTTCTACCTTCACTGGAATTACCAACATCCCTGCTGCAGCCTTCTTAGCCATACACTTGCCTGCTGCCTTGCACTTAGCTGGGGTAGGACACCCCTTACATGGTTTGAATTTAGTCACACTGCCTCCTTTTGCCATTGCTGGCTTTTTCTTAGCTGGGGCAGTATCAGGCTCCTCCCCTACATAGCCATGCTTTTCTTTGCTTGGCTTATCCATGCCTAACTCTTTTAACATCTTCTCGTACTCAGCCCGGGGCATGGTGGCTGTCTTCTTACCCTTGTAGGTCTCAGGTACCATGATTCTTACTTACCTTTCTTAGGACCGTTAGGCTTCATTGAAGCACCGCAGTTAGCCATACCGCCTTTGTTGTAGCCTGTGCTCATGCCACCCTTAGCCATGGGCATTGGTTTTTTCTTTTTAGCCATGCCGCCCTTTTTAAACTCCAAGGACTCTTGCATCTGTTTCTTTTCTTTCTCGCTAAGCCCTTTACCCTTACGCTCCCGTGCCATGCCACCAGAAGTTTCTGCACCTTCTTCACGCATCTTACGGTTCATAAGACGATCCAGTTTCTTTTCTTCACTGTCGGTAAGCTCTTTAGATTTCTCAATCTTCTTAAGACGAGCAATCTCATCATCTACTTCTTTCTGGGCTGCTGCAGTGCCTTCGTCATACCCGGGAAGTCCCAAGAACTTCTTGGTACGCTCCATAGCACCTTTTGCTAGTTTACTTGCTAATGCCATTTTACTTTCCTTTCGTGTGTTTCTGAGATTTAGGTGGTTGCTTGACCGATCCTCCCGACCCAGCCCACAATTCTTTATCCGCCCAGTACGCAGCAGACAACTTTCCTTTGGCAATGTTCTTGGCATGCCTTGCCTTAAAACTCTTTCTTGCCTCTGGGCTGTAGTTATGACCCATGCTGCTGTCACCGTAATGAATCAGCTTAACCTTGTCACCTTCTTTAGCTACAACCATACCCTTTTTCTCAGGTCTGTTAGATTTCTTTGGCTGGTTGTAACCACTAAAACCTAACTTCTTGTACCTCTCTGGAAATTCTGATGGCATAAGTACAGATCCCTAGTCTTGTTTAGCTGTTGGTAGAACCTTCCTACTTTCCTTCCACCCTGAATCCTTCATGGCAGCTTCAACTTCTAGCAAAGTAGGTAAATAGCCCAGCCTAGCAGCTAGGGCAGCACGTACAAAGAATACATCGCTATGGTACAGATAAACATTTTGATGCTTATCTTCAATGACAGCACGGTAGTAGTCTTCTAAATAACTTGTTTCACGTAGTTGTATTGATTTTTTAGCCACTGTCAAGGAAAACTTTCATAAAAGCAGATACAGAGGCAGGAAGTACAGAGGGTGTACCCGAATTATAACACAGACAGGAAGTACGTGTAAAGGGTTAGGAAGTTAAAGACTTCTTTAATACGTATTATTGGATTAAAGAGTACTTTAAGTGAGACATTTAAGTGTGGTAGATAAGTGTAGTAGTTAAAGTGTATGTGTGTTTTTTAGTATTAATATCTTAAGTGTTTATTTAAGTGTAGTATTGTAAGTATTATTATAAGTTTTATATTGTAACTGTAGTATTTACAGTTATATAGTATTAACACTTGCTTTTTTTATCACCTAACAGTGATATGTTATATGCTTTTTTAGGATCTTGTCAAGTACTTTCTTCAATAAGCACTAAAAACTGTACATTTTCTGTAGTAAAAGTACAAATATAGCCCCATGGTACCTTCTTCATGGTCCATGTGTACCCCCTTGTGAGGCAGTTTTATGAGGTAGCTCTATGTATGCGTGTTTTCTGCCTAGTGTGCAACTGCTAACATAGATAAAAATTATGGTTACTGAGGGTATTTTTGTGCATATTGGCTGTGATTATATAGGGACATACTAAAAGTGGATACCTGATCTGTGTATTAGGCTGTATACAGTAGCGCCAGACCCCCCACCGGCCCACGCCCGCCCGCACCCGCAGGTGCAAGCACACATGCGCCATGATGCCAGCGCAATACGAGCATTATGCTAGCGTGTTACAGATTAAATGCTTTTAAATCAAGGGCTTAGCATCGGATTAATAACTGATATAAAATCAGTTAGCCGGTAAAAAAGCACAATATCTACTGGTCAAAAATTGACCACCTGAAAAGGACACCCCAGTCGGTGTATGGTTTCTATACACCACCCTCAAAACCAATCACCTCCCATAATCACTTTCCCTAATCACCTTCGGTGTTTCTTCACATCCCATATCCCACCTTCGGTGAAAGATTAAGTGCCGAACCTTCGACACTAAAACCCCCCTCTCTTTCCGTTCCACTCGGCAAGATCCATTACACCCTTTAGGGTGGAATGATTTAGCAAAAATGTCCCTTTCCTCATGAGAGTCCTTCGGACTTAAACACTTTCTCTAGTACGAAGTACTAGGGTTTCCTCTAATTGCAGTCCACCGAGTTGAACCGCCAAACTTGATTTACTTTTTATAGGGGATTTAATTTTTACCCCTCCACTGAAAGTGAGAGGGGAATAAAAATAATCCCCTTGGTTATAAAAAGATAAATCAAAGAAAGGAAAATTATGAAAAACGATTACAATTTTGCACTCCGATTTGAATCCAAACCCGAAGTTCTTTCGAACTTCATCATGCTGTACGGAAAAAAGAGAGCCTACTGGAACCTTCGGTTCCTTGGGGCAACTCGGTATCAAGCCCTTCGGTCAATTTTCTTCGCAATCTAAACTGTAAGTTTAACTTTAACTTTTCCTGAAAGGAAATACCATGAAATCAAATCTCGCCATTATCGAAGATAACGCCATCTATTCACCAAAGGTGAAAAGTACCGCCAAACCGAAGGTTTCAACTGTAGCCAAGGGAGTGAAACTCCCTACCATCAAGGAAAGCAATCCTATCTTCGATAGGAAATTCGGTACTGAAGGTCACACCTTCGGTGAGGCTTTAGAACATTGTGCTTCGGTTTACAAGTCCCTTGTAAAACAGCGCCAGTCCTCTTTAACGAAGTTAAAGGAAATCGGTTTAGTCTTAGTTGAACTTCGTTCAATTTCTGGTGCTTCAGACAAGGATTATGGCAAGTTGGTGTCAAAGACACCACTTAGCATAATGTCAAGACAAGACCGTTCCGATGCCATGTGGTTAGCCGAGAATTGGACTGAAGTCCAAACTTTCCTAAAAGAGATGGATATCTCTTCAGGTTCTGCCGCTTATCTTCGTCAGAAGATAGCCAAGGCTAAAAAACAAGAGTCCGCAAGTATTGCCGAAGGCAAGACTGAGGAACCTGTTGTCGAAGACAACGGCAGTGTCGAAGGTTCGACAGTAGAAAGTGACAAAGTCACTGAGTCAGCGACACTCGATGTCGATCCTCC